TACGCTTGGGGTAGCATCGGTTGAAACATAAAAGTCAATTCTTGACGGTATTCTTGTAGAACCAACTGTTCCAGCAGAAATGAATCTGATTGACGCACTTCTGATATAATTTGTTCCGTCGTGTCCATAGCCGACTATTTCACCGAGATAATCACCTGATGTGATGACAGTTGGAGAGGCGTATGTGCCACGAGATTTATAGAAAGATAGATTTTTAATGAGAGCGTCGTCGGAGTTGGAGTAGATATTGTGGTCGTTGAAAGTATATAGTTTGTCAGTAGATGTTGTGGGATACAGATATCCGCCTGAATTTCTTTGCCAAACTTCAGTTGAGCCTAGAGTTGCCCAAGTTGTTCCATTCCAAGCGATTTCATCTCCTACAAGAAAAGATAACCCAGTATTTGTTTTAGTAGCATCGTTATCAGTTACATTAGTTGCGATTTGATACATCCAACCTTCTTGGACAGCGGCTGGAGTAGGGAAATCAGCTGGTAGATTAATTGTTCCTTTAAAAGTTAAAGGCTTTGGTAGCGCATCGATATAGGTCTTAACCGCCTTTTGAGATGGGATTAGTTTGTCCGAATTGGCTACGAGTCCAGTATCGGTATCTACTTTGTGAGAAATAGATGCCCCTACTTGGTCAGTTAATTTCAAAGTTAATATTTGTTTTTTAGCCATATTAGATTACTGTAGCTATACTAACGAGGTTTTCACCAATATCATATCCTAGTGTCATAGTGGCAACGGTTGAGCCACTTACACCGCCTGATTTAAAGGTTATTGTGCTTAGATTTCCATTTACGTCATATGCTAGTGCTTGGTAGTCATTGGCTGGGATTCCATTTTCAGCAGTATCCACCATGAGAGCACCTGAATTGTTTAATTTAGCATAACCCTTTGTTCCATCAGGATTGATGAATGGGACTACAGAGCCACCACCTCCGCCGATAGACATTCCTTTTCCAGCAAGAGCATTTATGAACTCTTTTCCGTTCGTGAGTCTTACTGGGATGTATTTAGTAGGGTCAGCCTTCGGAGAGGCAGTTTGACCTTCAGCCCATGGGAACTCAGAGACCTTAATTGTTTCGGTAGGATTGGTGATTTTAACTTCTTGAAGTTTAGGGAAATTTTCAATCTTGAATGTTTCTGGTAGATTAGAAATCTTAGTGTCGAGTATTTTGGGTAGATTAGTCAGCGCCACTTCTCCTATTACTTTTTGGGTATCGGGGAATGAGACATCAACTTTACCTGTTATTTTTTGTGTTTCAGGAAATTGAACTTCTACTTTACCTTCGACTTTTTGAGTTTCAGGAAACTTAATTTCACTTAAATTTCCAACTTTAATTGGTTGAGTTATTTCTTCTAAGGTAACTTTTTGGAATTCAGGGAAGACAATTTCTTTGGTCTCGACTACCACTGTTTCTTTTTCGGCTAATTTTTCAAGTGAATTAATGAGAGATAATTCTCTTTCGTTTTTAGACTTGGTAATTAATTTTTTTCTTTTAGCCAAAAATTCCTCTCGTTCTTTGGCGAGAATTTCAAGTCGAGTTTTAGCGATAACTTCTTGTATTCTTTCGTCGTAATTATCCATAATTTTATAAGAACTTTTCCAATTGAGGGAAAGTCTCTATCGCTTTTTCTAATGAATAACGATTTAATTTAATATCGGCTTTGACGATATCGGCTAACTCTTTATTTAATTTTTCCACAGACAAAGCGGTTTCGTCTAGTTCTAATTTTTCTAGAGTGACATAATCTTCATTATCTTTTTTGGCGATAAATTGACCATTTAGTATTTCACCATAAAATTCGTAGTTATCAGCACTTTTATGATAGAGAGCTTTTTCTAGAGTAAAGATTTTGATATAGCCATTCTTACGCTTATTGACCTGAGCCACCATTGCTGGTTCTTCAGCTGTTTGCATCCATGAAGTAGAATTTTCTTCTTTTAAAAACAAATGGCCAGAACTTATTTTTGTCAGGTCATTGGTGGGAAATAGGCTATATGAGTCATACGAGGTTGAAAGCTCGTTGACATTTTGCTTCTCTAGACGGATATCGTAATGAAAGTTTTTTGGTTTTTCTTTGACTAGTTCCTCAAAACTTTTTTCAATATCGGCTTTTGTCAGCTTATCGAATCTTGTTTGTAAAACATAATTAAGTTTCATTATTTTATAACTAAATTTTAATACTCCGCAGGCGGAGTTAGTGGACTCTTATTTCGTCCACAATTACTTTAGGTTGTTCTTTTTCCTCAACCTTAGGTTCTATTTTTTGTTTCATAAAACTTTATTCATGTTATTGAAATAACCTGAAGTCCAATTATTGGCCTCAACAGTTTGTGACTTTTTAGCAAAAATTTCTTTTACCTTATTGACCACATCTTGTTGTTTAGCTTGTTCTTCACGCCATTTTTTTTCAACAGCATTTTTTTCATTTTCAAGTTCAAACATAGCTGCTTTTTTTAGAGTGCTAATGACATCATCTATATGTTTTACTGGCATTTTATATTCTTGCAGTGATTGTTTTAGATAGGTCATTTGGGTGCACATGGCAATTAATTGGTCAGCTACACGAATTCCAGAATAAATTGGTGCTTCTTCCATATCTGTTGGTGCTTCTGGTGACATATCTTTTTTAACATCCACAATTTCATCAGCCTTCTTATAACCTGCGGCTTGGGCAACAGCTGAATCAGGACTGATTTCAATTCCCAGTTTTTTAGCAGCAGCGATTATTTTTTTAGCTGCGGAAACTTTCTTTTCCTCGCTTTCAAAATCAGTTTGGTCAAATCTTGCCATAGCATTTTTGACATGAGCTTCATCATTAATAGGAAGTTTTCTTTTTCCTTCTGAATCTATATAAGCGAAATCTGAATCAGGTAACGCATTTTTTTGTTTTGCTTTCATTTTCTTTTTTTTGATACCGTCACTAATTTTAACCATGCTAAAGACGGCTTCTGGGCATGCTGGTCTATCGACCAGAGATATTTCATTTAAGATTAATTCTTGAATTTCATTTCCCATTCTTTTGAGAACTTTTCCACCGATTGAGAATCCGTTATAGACTCCATCTTTACATTTTTGCCAAGCGACTGGGTCAACTACCTTAGCGACTAAATATAAACCTTTCTTTCCATCTTTACCAATTTGAGCATCTACTGCTTTACCAACAGCAGACCATTGGTGCATTTCGCGGATATTAGCGAATTTCATATAATCAGGAAGAGCTTTTTCTAGGGCAGATGATTTTACAATTTCGCCTTGAGAATCGACTGCTTCTGTAGAAGCAAAACCTTCAACTGTTTGTTCATCTGAATTTACTTTTGCAAATGGTGCAAAAAAATTAATGTGTTTCATACCTTATTTAAACTATTAAAAAAACCGAGGAATACCCTCGGCTCCCTACTCAAGACATATTTTGATAATAGTTGAGTCCTTTAGTTAAATTAACATTGACTAAAAGGCAGTGTCAACAATCAAGTTTCGGTAATAATTTTAGAACCATCTTCTGTTAAGATGAAATCCTCATCTTCGGTTTGAATAAAACTCATATATTGTAGGTAATAAATAAAGTAAATCCTCGGTTGTGTCCAAGAGTAAACCTGCTATTATTAAATTTATATATTTTGGCGGTATTAGTAGCATCAAGTTCACATCTCCCAGATGTGCTGACAACATCAGCCACACTACAGGCATAGTTATTTGATTCGCTAGCTGTAAAAGGCAAAAGTGATGTGAGGTACTCATTTTCTTCATATCCACAGAATCCTCTCACCGAAACACTCAACTCACAGGTAGAATTAACTATTTTGTATTTGGACGTATCTGTTGTAAATCTCTCAAATGTCATTTGGTCTTCTGTTCCGTAAGTATTGGTGTATTCTAATTGTCTAGATTCAAAAATCGGTTTATTAATAATAATAGAAGTGGCGGGAATGGACCATTCATAGCCAGACGAGAAAGTAGCATTGAATCTTCCTATGTTTATATATCCATCAGTTGAGGTAGCATTTGTTATAGTTGAAATGGCACAATATTTTTCATTAGTATTAGTAGTCGAGAAATCACCGTACTTAATGGCCCAAGGAATTACTGCGACACCAATCACTACTCCATCTGTTGAGTTATATCCTAAATAAGTAAAATAATCCCTTTCCTTGGCTGCAAATTTACCCCCACCAGAGCCAAAACAATTAGTTCCACCAGATAAAGTTACGGATAAAGCTGCGGTAATTGTTCTCACTGTGTCAGATATCCTCACTTTAACAGGATTGGTCGCAGAAGGGTCGTTGCCGTCTGTTCCTTTAATTGAAACGGTTAAGTCCCCCGATGATTCTGTAGTAACAATTTTTCCATTTTGAATATGTCCTTCAGGAAATTTATAAAGAATAGAGTCTTCAATTGATTTTGGGGGTGACAGTATTTGTTTCAGAGCTTCCAGTATTGAGAACACCGCCACTAGCTTTTGATTGAGTAACGACGGCAGTCGCAGTATTGGCTACAGTTATTTTTCGATTAGCAGCGGGCCCACTTGGATTGATTACAACAGCGAATACATCGTTAGCAGCAGGAGATGTCTCCTCTGTCATATTGGAAATCTTAATATCGGGCAAATTGACCTCCTTTTATTAACATACTTTAATATAACTCAATTAAAGGCTATTTGTCCATCAGGGTAAACATAGCAAACTTTTTGATATGTTTTTCCGTTATGTTTTACTTTCCAACCACAGAAGTACAGAACTAGATTATTAGAGGCGGTAGAACAAACATAAGTCCGTTTTCCGACAATTGGAAAATAGTACATCTGCCCATTTAGATTTTCCCAATCTCCATTAGTAATTACGTGTTGGAATTCTTTTTTCCCAGTAAGAATATCTCCATCTTTGGTGGTAGGATAAATCGGAACTCCATTAAAATAAAATATCCCTGAAGAGAAATCAACTCTTGCAATTTCGCCTTTAGTATCGTGAACTAGACTGTATGTTAGCCAAGGTTTTTTTTCTTGTAGAGCGTGGCAGTGGCTTTTCACTTCATTCCAATTTTCATCATGACTTTCCATGATAGCCCCATCTTGAAACATTATTTTGAACTTAATCATTTACCAATTACCTCCATGGCTTTTTCTTGGTCTTTAATCGGGATACAGATTGAAACTGGGACTTTATGTTTATTTTTCTTAGCAACAGCAATTATGTTATATCCAAAATCATCGGTATGTAATTTGTCAGGGTCACTCCAGTCGCCAAATGTTCCATCAGTAGTTTCAACATTAATTTCCGAGAATATATCTAAACTTTTAAGGAGTCCAAATAAACTTTCTTTTGTAAAGGCACATTTTTTGACATCTTTATAGGCAGTCTTGACATCCCCTTCTTGAGCCGAATACATAAAATACATCACTGTATCAGCTTCTTGTTCGTTAGTAGTTCCGTTCAATAATCTACTAGCTGCCCACTTCATATTAGGAACAATGATTTTTAGAGTGCCTTCATTCTTTAAGATACGAGTCCATTCTTTCAAGACAGATTTCACTTCTTTATGGGAAAAATATTCGAGAGTATGCGAAGAGACGACGACATCAGCGAAACACTCCGCAAGCGGAATAGTACGTGCATCACAAATTATATCTGGCTTACAAGTTTCGTCTATATCAATTCGAATTGGGTCGCCTTCTGGTATCCAATAGTTTCCTTTACCAGCGCCAATATCAACAACTATTTTTTTATCTTTTTCCATTTTCTTTGAATACCTAGGACAATTTTGGGGAGCATCTTGAGGTATTGCCCAAATTCTGCCTGTTTTTTTGTCCTGATGAAGACATTGGATACTTGTGTCAAACCATAAATCATATCCATATTCTTTGGCTTTTTTGAAAAAATAAATATCTTCAGTTGTCCCAGCGTCAGCCTTCTTGTTCATCAAATATTTGCCGTCTAATTGCCCCTCCAGTAAACGTTTTTGCTCATCACCTATCTCACCTAATCTTTTTTCAATTTTCTTCACAGCACCCTTCTCCGCATTTTTTCCTTTAAGCATTTCTTCTCCTAAGGCCTTAATTAAGTCGTTCTTTTCTAAATCTAATTTTCCTCTTGGGTCATCGAAATAGTATTCCGTAGAAAACCAAGGTTTGGGAATTTTTCTAAAAATTTCAGTATCTATAAAAAGGCAACCTGCTCCACCCGAATCACACTTGACTATATCTCCGACTTTCCAGTCCCAAAAACTTCCTTTTAAGTTATCCCTAAACATTAGTGGAAACGAAGGGTCGGATTTAGACCAATAAACTCCACTAATTATTTTCTTATCAGGGTCGTTCTTCCACAACGTAATCATTTTCATGAGGGCATCTGAAGGAGGTATAGTATCGTCATCGATAAAGATGATAAATTCGCAGTTATTTTTGAGAGCTTCATCTACTAATTGTTCCTTGGCAATATCAACCCGTTTATTTCTTACTTCTAAACGAATATTGGTTACAGCTAGTCCGCCTCCGAGTGAACCCACAGCATTGGCCCAATCATGAGTAACGCATGAAATTTGACCGTTTCCTTTATCCAAAATTGGCACTGCTATTGCACCAAAATAAGACCTAAAAGTTCCATTCATCGACATTTTTATTTATTAATTTTTAATCTTACTTAGTATAGCATATATTAAATATTGCCTATTCTATGGGATTAATTCTCATCAAATACAAAATAGGTACTCAATACACTGGTGTTGCCCGCTGGCGCATTTGTGTTGGTAGTTAGTTGAACTCTTAGATAGGATGGACTGTAACCACTTCCAGTTGCCAATGTGAGAGAACCTAGACTAATAGCCGAAGCACTTGAAGAAGATGTTGGGACAGCCACATTTGATGCTCCACCGTTAGCGATTGCGGTTGATGAACTGGTTGATTGAGTATATGCACTCGCATTAGTTCCTACTAATCCATAAGTAGTAGAGGTCCAAGTTGTGCCTTGATAGAAACGAATGTTACTATATGTGCTTGTAGCCGAGGTAGAAAAATAAGCTCTTAAATGAACAGCATAAGAATTTTGTCCAGCTGGGACGTTACTTCCCGCCGCATTATAACCTGTTGTTCCTGCGGTGGTTGATTGTTTCAAATACCAAAGAGAACCTGTTGCGCCTAATAAAGTTGCGGAACCTGCGCCTGTACCGTACTGTTGTGCCACACTGAATGTACTCATAAATTTTTTGTTAAATTATTAAAATACCCGCCACAAATGACGGGTAATAAGATTGGATTTCTTGTAGAGGTCTGGATACCTCGTTTTACTGATTTAAGTCTAGATACTTAGGACGGATTCTGTCAAGCGGTTAATTCAATTGCGTTTACTGGACAAGCACCAATGACATTTTTAGCATCATCAGTTAAATCTCCAAAGAATTCAGCTTTATAGTCTCCATTTAATTTATAGCTTTGAGGACACAAACATACACATGTTTGGCATCCGATACATTTGTCTTGATTTACTTTTATCATGTTTTTATAATTCCTATCGAAGTTGAACCAGATAGGGTGGTTAGAATAATATCTTTATTAACATATAACTCAATAATTTCACTTGGGTCTAATCGGTATCCTCCATAAAGATTAGTAGAGATATAACAAGGTAAGTGACCTTGATTCTTGATACGGACTTTTTTATTCATGAAACCATCAAAAAGTTTTATTTGCCCCTTGACTGGTAACTCGGTAATACAAATTTCATTGACACTACTCATTAGATATTCTTGGAGGTAAACCTTAAAATCTTTAAAGAAAATATAGAAATCCTCTTTAATGTCTTTCTGTTTGTTAATATCTGGTGAATCTACTTCCCCGTCCATAATATTTCTGAATTATTAAATCCCTCGGGAATAATCGGTAGTACAAAACATCTACAACTCTGATGTTGTGGGTTCCAAATTACTCCGCCAGGGAATATTTCATTTATGTCTATAGTTCCAGCTTCTTCGTTAGAATAACAAAATTCACAATTATGAACCACGATTGAGTTCGCAATGTAACTATTATCACCCTCGACAGATAAATTATAAACTATTTGCTCTTTACTGTTTTTCAGACGAGGTTTTAAATGTCTTTTTTCTATTGTCTTGATACTAACTGACAAAATACAATTCAATTCGCGTATTTTACTAGCAACAATTTCAAAATTATTTCTTATTTGGTCTCCTGTAAATCTAAGAACTGTATATCCCTGTTTTTTCAAGGAAATATCTTTTTCTTTATCATTTGCAATGGCTTTCTTGGTACTGTGCCAATATTCTCCGTCACATTCAATTACGCATTTACATTGTTTCAGATAAAAATCTGCCCATGCTTTTTTCCCATTATACTCATAGAACCACTGAGATTCATATGGTATCCCGTTAGTAGACAAAAACCACTCAACTTTTTTTTCAAGATAAGTTTTTCCGTTATGGTTTCTTCCAATCGCTTGATGAGCTTTTTTAAGAGTTTCTTTAAACCTAACTGGGTCGTTACGTATTATTTTAAAAGGATGTGTAGATAACTGTGCCGTTCTTTTGTTGTTCTCTGTCATTTTATCCCTAAAAACTTTATCATTTTCCCATTTTTTAATCAAAGTTTTTGCTTGTAAGATACTGGAATTCTTATATTTTTCTGGGTTTGAAATTCTATCACTCTTCTGTTTTTTAACCATGATACCAGCCTTATCATATTTTCTGTTAAAATATACGAGTCTCTCCTTAGCCTTAGGATTCGTCCATCTTCTTTTATTGACTAAACTTGCAGAACAAGAATGACAATGTTCATGTGAAATGGGAATTATTTTTCCACATTTACACTTTTTCCCTTCGATATAAATATTATCTGTGATAACTAGGTCTCCAGCATTTATCCATTGTTGCGTACCATCTCTTTCAGTTAAAACAGGATGATTGCTAGTAAGAGTAATCCCAACACTATTTCCTTTTCCATTTCCAACACCAAGTTCTATTCTAACTACCTCACCGAAATATTTTCTTTTAAAGGTCTTGATTACCTTTTTATACCTATCTTTGTGCGTTAAAACATAGTCTCCAATAACAATATTGCGGATTTCTTTTGGTCCATCAATGGTAGAAATTTTTACAGTTCCACCCAAAACACAGGTAAGTTCATCGTGAGAGGTAGTCCACTTTTTAGTCTTAATACCATATTTTTTATAGACCATCATTTCTGCTTCACCCATTGCCAAGATACCTTCATATTCAGCGATATTAGGTCCTCTTATGGAAGCGACATTTTCAGCTTGGGATTTGAGAAAAGAAGCGATATCGTAACTTGTAAGGTCATTTTTTACCCCTTCCTCTACGGTTCTGGCTATCCATGACTTAGTAGTTTCATCAATCATATCCATAAAAATAGCCACTCTAGCATCCATTAAAGAAAGTAGTTTTGGATTTTCTAAATCAAATTCAGCATCAACTCTTAATTTATCAAGTCCAGTTTGCCCACCCAGATTACAAGCATAGAACAGATAACTTAAAGCCTCGTCTTTGTCGATTATTTTAGATGTTGGAATAAAAAATTGATTTATGGTCCAAAGATATTTTTTCTTTGTCAAAACTTTGACTGCTTTGTTTAGACCAATTATTTCGTTAATTTTATCGACAGTAGCGATGTTATTTATCTGTCTATTCAAAGACATTATAAGAAGTTTTTTAAATCGAGAAAACTCTTTGGACTTTATCAGTCGATAGACATAAATATTGTAACGAGTATTCTCAAAGAATTGCTCAATAGCAAATTTTATTTTCTTTTTTTTAGTCATTTTTGATGTCAGAAATATCATCATACAGTTTCATCACTGCATTTAGGATGGTATTTTGTTGAGAAATAAATGGGTCAAAAAGGTCATCGATATCTTCTCTACATTTTGCAGAAGAAATTCCTTTTCTTATAAGACTTTGAGTTCTTGCATCCAAAATATCTGTTTTAAATTCTCTGAAACCAGTTCCTTTTTTGAAATCATTTATGGTAGCCCTCTTCCATTTTTTTAATTCTTCAGTGATATCGCTTGACGAAAAATCTATTTTCTCTTCTTTAGTTGGAGTTTCTTTTTTGGGAGGAACTTCTACTGGTTTATTAACTGGGGTTCCGCCAGATGGTTTATTGGCAGGCACGACTGGATTTTGAACCGCTCCACCACCATTTTGTGTTCCATTATTTGTAGTTGTCAAAACTCCTGGCTTCATTCCTGCCTCAGATGCTTCGACTAAATCTTTTACAAAAATTGGTCCAGTAGGAGTCATTATTAAATGACCACAACCAATTGGGTCCATACCTTCTCCAATTCTCCATTCATCGATAGAAATAGCTCCATCTCTAAAAAGAGTATCAAAAACAGCGGCCTCCTCCTTTCTGTTAGTTGGGTTGATATTTGTCCAAATAAATTCAAAATCAGTGTAACCATAGTCTTTTTGAATAATATGGTCAAAAATTTCTTTTAAGAATAAAGTCGTTGGATAGAGACCTCTCTCTTTACCTATTTCCCACTCTGATTCAGTGGCACCTTTACCTCTGTCAAATTGGAACCCAATTGCTTGAGGAGCAACCTCCATCACACTCGTGGTAATTTGAAGCAACCATTTTTCAAATCTCTCAAAAGTCATATCTTCAATTTTCTTAGTTGGATGCCATTTCATTCCTTCTGGTAAGAATTTTATTTTTCTTTGGTATCTAGAATCACCTGAGAACATTGCATCCCAAGCAGTTTGCCATGCCTTTAGTTGGTCTGGGTCGCTAGCTATTTCTTTAGGAAGTTCGACTAATCCTTCTGGAATATTTCCCGCAGTGAGATAGGCAAGATTATAATTACTTAATTTTAAAGCAGTAGTTACGGTGATAATTAAACTTTCAATTGGACTTAAACCATATGGGCTATCTGTTCGTGGATTGAGCATTTTATAAATTAACTCATTTAATGTTAATTTTGCGATTTCTTTTTTACCAACACGTTGGATAAAGGCTACTTCTGGGGGTTGAGGTAATGTGCCATCTTGATTAGTAATAATGTCGATTGTACTGGCATCAATTGGCAGATAACCATATATTTTTCCACCTTTAGTTAATCTCTTATAAATAGCAACGGCATCGAGAACAAACAAGTCTTCCAAAATTCTATTCAAGAATTCTCGGAAAGAAACATTTTCATCTCCTGTGGGAAATTTTAGTAACTCTCTAATTTCTTCTCGTTTGATATCAGATTCTTTCTTTTTTTTCTCATCATAAATTACTTTTGTTGCGGTAACATCCCACGAAAGTTGAGTTATTTGACGTTTTCGATAATTAATACAAGACCTGAGTACGGGATAATATTTAGAAAAATCTCTCAAAACTTGATAAGTGACACCACTTAAATATCTCGTATCTGCTTTCTTTCCATCCTTAGATGTTGAGATAGAAATAGGTTGTAATTGAGAATAAAATATTTTATCTAAATTTGGAGTAGCTGATTCTCTTACTTTTTGTTCATCTATTTTTTGAGAAACAGCATCATCTACTAATGGGGATATGAATTTATTAAAAAGGTTGTTCCATAGGTTCATTTTTTATATCCTCACTTTGTATTGAGGTTCAGCCAGTCTAAAATACCAGCCGTAGTTTGCAAATCTGGAGTGGAATAATAATCCAAAAGTGCTTTATTAATTATAGCCCTTGTCTGGGCTATACGTGCATAGTTAAATGCATGGAAAAAATGGTCATCACCCTTATTTTTCCATTGAGCGATTTCTCGTCCCGTTTGAGGATTTCTCTTCAAAATACGGGTAGAAGCAGTCATATGTTTATAGAAATCTTTTACTGCCTCAATATTTTTTGGAAGCTCCACACGCAAATTTTGTATATCACTAATAAGATAATCTAATGAAATAGTCCTGTCAATACGGACTTCTCTCTTTACATCATCAAACTGGTGATAATCTTGAATTGAAAATTGAACATTTGGGGGATATTCTCCTGCGTACACACGACCAGGAAATGCATCTATTAGTTCTTTTACTTTAGTTTGCTCAGGACGTTTATCGATAACTAACAGTTTAATTTTGAATTTATGCATGATTGATTCAATCGAATTAAATCCACCCATAAAATGTTCCAGACCTCCAGCCCAAACAAGTCTCATATTTCCATTGGACATTTTTTTAAGAACAACACAATGGTAAATTTTTACACCAACGTCAACTCCAGCAAAACATCCTGACGCTTTTATTGGTAACTCAAATTCTTTTTTGCAAGCGTGTAATTCTTCAGCCGTTAATTGCTGTCCCTCTGATTCAAATGGAATACCTAAATCTTGGTTGTAAAATTGTTGTAAAGCAGAAAATCCAGTAGATTTCGCTCTTTTAAATCTTTTGACCATTTCCCTGATAGTGGTATTTGGATTATGCAATCCACTTACTTTGTATCCATGACAAACATCAGACATTTTTTTATTAGTGATAACCCATTTACCAGGACCTAATCTCTTGAGAGCTTTTCTACAGTGAGAACATCTAACTCGATATTTTTTGAAATCAACATTTACAAAAAAATCTAATTCTTGCCATAATCCGCATCTAGGACATTGTATCTGCCAAACTCTTTGGTCACTATTATCATATGAAACATCTATTCCAAATCCAGGCAACGTGGGAGTAGAAGCTTCTCTTCTCCATTTCAAAGCAGAAGCGAGAGTACGTTTTTCAATATAAGGTACATTGTCTTCATTGAAACGGTCTCTTTCGTCTAGATATACAGCATCAGCATCCACAGATGTTATTTGTTTAGCATTTTGAGAACCTCTAAAATATACATGTCCTTTACCGATTCTTTTAAGCCCTAATTTTTCAACCTTTTTTTCAAAATTTGTTTTGTCTGTTCTCCCACGTAAATAATCAGAAGCAGCTAAAACTGGATTCAAACGAGCTTGAACAAAATCTTGAAGTTGGGCTGATGTAGGAAAACAATACAAGGAATTACATGATTTTTGGTCAGCCACCCAAACAGCTTCAGATAATAATCTTTCGGAAATACCCATTTGAGCCGCTTTTGTATATATAATGTTCTTAAACTGGTCTTGGTAAATTTGTACCAAATATGGTCTTTTAACAAAATCCAAAGGAGTACCACGGGCTGTCATCCAAACCGCTTGACACCACAAGAAGTAATCAGATAACTTCTCCGTCCTGAATTTGTCCTGTGCTTTCACTAGAAGAGTTTGATAGAGCCCGTCTATCTCGTTCTCGCTTAATGTTGGCAATAAGTTCAATAATTCCTTCATAATTTAATGTTTCTAATAATTTATCAAAATTTGTTTTACCTCCGATATTAATTTGGGTGAGATTCGTATCTCCTTTTTTCTCTGGATTATTTAATCCAAGAGCAGAACGTTCCTGAGATAAACCCGTATTAATCATCTTTCTTGCTTCGTCAGCGCTCTTAAAAGTAACATTTTCGTCTTTTAAGTAAGCGACACCTTTGAGTTGCATAAATCTAGCGATACGTGCTTGTTTAAGGCGTATTTCGGCTAAATCTTCAAACTCTTTATCATTGGCCCTGCTCATTGTCTTATTGAGAGCAGACTCTTTCATCTTCTTTTTTTCCTCAGACCAGCCCTTAGTTTTATCTATCGTCCATTTAGGAAGTTTTTTAGCTCGCCTAAATTCTGCCGCAGTGACATAGTCACCTAGCATAAACTCTTTTTTTAATTCTACCCAATCACGCTTTTTTTGGGGCTTCTGTTGTGTCATCTTTTTTAGGTGAGACATAACTGGCTCTTTCCTCCTCTAATTTTACGATAACTTTCTGGAAGAAATCATCCCACTGTTTACCTATTTTATCCCAACTAAAGTCTTGAATGTAAGCATAAGCTCTTTCGGTTATTTCTTTAACTTTATCTGGATTATCATATACCCACATCAACTTCTTTACAGCATCATCGACATTAGTCACAGGTCTTAATCTTTCGAAATCAGTTGGCCCAAAAGATGTCCATTCTGAAGAAGTAGAACCACTTTTAACTGGTACACCTCTGAGTTTAGTATAGATAGTTTCCATATCAGAAATGTCTTCTTTGGCATCATATCCAAAAAGTTCGGGGGTAGTAGTATTATTTGGTCCGACTACAACTGTTTTAGTTGCCATACCTTCTGAATTATAAAATCCGAATCCTTCACCCAAACTTGTAGATAAAATACAATCAGAAGCATTATATATGGCATTAACTGCTTCTATAGGGAATCCTTGATTAGCTTCAAACTTACCAGGGCAACCCCAATTCTTACCATATTCAAGATTAGGGAAATTACGAGCATATTCTTTTAGAGAACCACCAGCATCGGTTTCTTGGCAATGTAAATACAAGAATGAATTCGGTCTTCTACGAATAAAATCAGAAAATATTTTTAAGGTTCTAGGTAAGTCTTTTCTTGACTGGTTGCGAGCAATTACACTTATCAAAAAAGTTTCTTCTTTTACTGCACCTTCAAAGAAAGATGCCCTAAATGCTTTATTTTCTTCATCAGATAATGGTTTAAAAATCTTTGGGTTTACTCCATGATAGATTACTTCCATGTTATCTAGTCCAAAGGGTTTTTGAAGATGTTTATCTACTTTTACGATTTCTTCTTTTCCATATTTTGTATAAGCAACTGGATAATCAGCCATAGCAATAGATTTTTCTATCCAATTAGTCTTAATAGCAGAATCAACTGGCCAATAAGAAACAGTTTTAAACCAAAAAGATGGTGGCACTTTTCTCTTAAACACTTCTTGAGTGTCTTTTAGCACCTCTAGTGTTCCTTTTTGGAATATTTCTAAAGGTTGCTCTAGGATAAAAGGGTCATTGATTGTGAATACTAAATCAAATGGTGGTTTTAAATTTTTGTCAGTTCCGAGTACAGCATTTACTAACCTAGCACGTCCATAGTAATCGCTTCTCTGAGAGATACCTGGCATTGCAGGGAATATCTTGTAGGGGAATTTTATTGGGTCTTTCCAATCACCCATATCGTTTATTCCGATAATACTGATTTCATATTTCCCAGTAGAGGCTAAATAATTAAGAATTCCTCTGGCTACTTGGGCAAAACCTGTTGCACAAGCAGGGGAATCTAACCACGCTAACATTTTTACTTTCTTTTGTTCTTTCATATTATTTATTAATTTCTAAATTAAATGGATTTTTATAAGTAAATCTAATTGGGTCATCGTTCGAGTGAACTTGACCATGGGGATTAAAACCCCATTTTCTTTCAAAATAAGCACGATTGTATTCATAAGTGTCTCGGTTTTGGTAATTTAACTCATCATCAGTTTTAATAGTCCTTGACCCAAAATGATAAAACCATGCACTTGCTGTCTTACAAGCTCTTAATCCTTGTCTCAAAAGTCTTTGGTGCATATCTCCATCTTCAAAATAACCAACATGTAAGTCTTGGTCAAAATAACCTGGATATGGTTCACCTGTTCCTTCTTCTAATTTTCCTAGAACCTCAGGAAAAGATTTATGAATCATGAAAGCAGAAAAGTGAGGGTGTTCATCAAATGTTGATTCTGGTTGTTTATATTTTAGAGTTCTCATGTCACAGTGTTCTGCCATTGTCCACATTGTAAATTCTTTGTGTTCTTCAGCAAATTTTACGAGATTATCTAATGAATCTTCTCTAAAAATTAAATCATTATTTGGAATAAAAATATAATCAGAACCATCTTCTATGCCTTTTTTGATACCTAGATTCCAGGCCCCAGGGACAGAATTTCCAATAGGATTATCTATGACTGTTCCTAGTTTTCCGAGACGTTCTCGTAGTTCAGGAAGACAATAGTTATTGATGATTAAAATTTCATTTTCGTGGGTAGTTTTGAGAGAATTAATTGTTTGCTCTGTAAATTCTAAAAGAAATTCGTTCGACAAATAAACGGGAATTACGGTTTTTATCTTCATATATTTATTTATAATTTTTGAGAAACTTTATAACTCTACTTGTATTTTTACCATCACAGGGGTAGCTTTGGCAAATTTCAAGTTGTTTAGTAGTGACTGTTGGATTTGACAAAGAAGACGACATTTCTATCGGTAAACGTTGGATTTGATTTACATTTTCTTCTCGTTCATAGAAATCTGTTGGTAATTCGTTATGTCCATAAAAAATAACTGGTTTATTTAGTAAAGATGTTTCGATTGCTAAAAATGACTCGTCACAAATTACTCCTCTAGAACCATTTATTAATTTGTAAATATAATTTAAGTCAGTCATATCATCCTCCAAGACAGTAACATTTAGTCCTCTATTTTTTATATCATCAACTACCATACTGCAAGTTCCACCTGGATGAACTTTGAAAACTAATTTACTATTTGTTTCTCCAGGTAATTGTTCCATATATTTTCTATAAAGAGAATTTCCTAGACAACCATCATTTGGATAGGCAACCAAAAAATAATCAGACAATCCTTCAATACAATCTTTTGTTTCGTAAAGGTCATCCATGCGTGGCATCCCTAAATTTACTATTTCTTTATTGGGATATTTTTCGCTAAGCCATTTTTGGTCTTGAGTGCATCCTACGATATACGTGTCGAAATTACTCATATCTTGATTCCAAAAATTATCTTTTAGATTTACACCTGAATCAAAAGCATGTTGAAATAAAATTACTTTTCCACCAGTTGTTCTAAAATATTTAATCATGTCACGATTTTGCCCGAGGTGCATAACACAGGTAAGTAAAACCTGATAATCTTGATAATTTTCTATCAAGTTAAGACCTAAATTTCGGCATAATTCTTTTGTTTGTTCTGAGTCAGAATAAATATCTATATTTCCTTCTTTGGCGATACGATACATCCAATATACTTCCCAATAATTATGGACAAAAATAAGTTTTTTCATGGTTTTATAGCAATGGCATCAATAATTCCTTGATTATATTTTTCACTAAAAATAGCTTTTACCCCAACATTAATAAATCCAACTGATTTAAGCATTGATTCAAGCCTATTTACTGAGAATCCTGTACGATGATATTCACCTTCATGATTTTGTAGCCCAAAAATAGTTTGTATTTTCCACCCCCAACGTTCATGGTCTGGAGTATTTATAAAATCATCCAAAAGCCAAATTAAATTAGGAACTTCTATTTTCCATTGTTTTCCAGATTTAAGGACTCTAAAAACAGACTTCATAGCAGGTAACACATCGTCGTTTTTCAGGTGTTCTAATAGATGGTAGGTCAATACTTCGTCGACAGAATTATCGTCAATTGTAGCGAGTTTAGTGATGTCATCTTTTATATCCGCAGGCATGTAAAGGTCAACAGACTTGAAACCTTCAATTATTTCATTTCCTGAGCCAATATTTAGTCTAAGTGTCGTTTCTTCCATTTATTAACTAAATCTATAACATAATCAATATCTTCGTTTTCCATATATGGGTAAAGTGGCAGAGTGACAATTTTATCGTAAATTTTTTCAGTGAGCGGAACATTGGCACTTAAATGAGAAAAAGCTTTCATGCGATGTAAAAGCGGAAAATGAACACTGCATTTGACTCCATTGTCCTTCATATAATACATAAATTTATCTCTTTCTGGAACTAAAATAGGATAAATATGCCAGGGAGACCTGTCAGTAGTTAGTCCTAGCCCTTCGTTGTACCTTTTAGCCACTCTTTCTCTTTCAGCATTTAACTCGTCTAATTTTTCAAGTTGAACCAATCCAATGGTTGCCAAAATATCAGTAGGATTACATTTCCAACCAACAAATTCTGATTCAAACTCCCAATATTTTTCTCCACCAGAACTATACATTTTATCTCTTGAGAAACTGGCGTTCCCATTACCATAAAGCCTAGCCTTCTTGTACCAAATGGCCTCTTCTTCATTACTACAAGCAATCATTCCTCCTTCACTCGTTGTAAGATTTTTAGTCGCATAAAATGAATATGCCTGTCGATGATTTTTATATCCATTACGAATTATTCTATGAGCCGAGTCTTCGACTGCAACAAGTCTATTTCCAGTGTCACATTCTTTTCCTGCGTAGTGAACTGGTATTTGCCAACTAGCGTCTGTTTTTCTCCAATCCATGCAAAAAGAATCTCCTTCTTCTATGTCTATAAATTTTACTGTAAGTCCTGCGTGAATAGGCGCAATTGCTGTTGCCGCACAAGTAAGAGAAGGAATACCTATAGTAACTTTATTTCGTTCTTCTTTTGGAATTCTAGAAAATACATGTTCACAAGTTAGATATAAAGCAGCGGTACAGTTATCAACCATGACACAGTACGGAGCACCAATATATTTGGCAAATTTTTCTTCAAATTCGGCAGTTTTAGGTCCAAACGTTACCCATCCAGAACGAATAACTTTTGCCACTTCTTCCGCTTCTTTGTCGAGATTTGGCATTTTAAAAAACGGGATGTCTCTCATATTATTTTTCTGATAAGCTGAAATGCTTCGGCATATTGTTTGCCAATTTGCATCCCCCTATATCCAGCTAAATTAGTAATTCCCCAGTATGACCTAGGGCTGTAATCGTCATTTAGTTCTTCTGGGTAAAAAGTTTCCATCTTATCTATTTTATCTGCCAGTTGTAAGGCATTTAGTTCAACATAGAAATTCGGTTTGAAAGTAAAAACATTATAGTTGTAGCATGGAACTTCATAGGCATAGATATCAGCAGGGTATTTTCGACAAGCAATCAAGGTTGCCTCAGCTATTACTCGGTGGTCCTCGTTCAAATCGTCTAGA